GGACGAGCTCGGGGATCTCGATCTCCCCGAGCTTGTATGCACTGCCTGCACTTAATAACTTTTGCTTATCTAAAATGAGAAACTCCTTAATCTAATGCGTAGGTTATTTTGCCTACTGGTTTAACGCCCACGGTTGCTTTCACCGTGTTGTCGCCCGTTGCAACGCCATCGACTTGAAACTTCGTCACGATGCCATCGAAAGAAATAGTCGAGGTATCGGCGAGGGTTATCACGCAAGCTTTAGCTTCGCCGTAATCTTCGATGTAAGCGCTGATCGTGCCGAGTGCTGCGGAGCCAACGCCCACGATTGCGGTTGCTGACATTTCGCCACCATCGATCAGACCGCCAGCGTATTCCTTCGCATGGTCTGGGCTCAAAAGGTTGGTGATGTCCACGGTGCCACGGGTCGCACTGGGTGGTGTGATATCGGTCACGCCGGTGAGGGTGGTGCCGCCGATCGAGATTGCCGTGCCTTGGGTCAGTACTGCTGCCATAACTAAGACTCCCTATAGATGATGGAAAAATCCAAAGACGAATGATAAAACACGGTGTCCGAGCCTTCAAAAAACTCGGGCTGGTCTTGCTCATCACTCACGCTAACACCGAGAACGACCACCCCGGAAGAGGTGCCGCGAAAGTTGTCCATCACGATTCGCATTTGATTCATGATGGTTTCGACTTCCGATTGTGTTGTTGCGATTACATCGCACTGCATTCGCACTTCAGGCACCTTGGTGTTGCCGCTGTCGAGCGTGGCCGAGCGCACCGTGCTGATGCGGTGGTAGACGATATAAGGAAGAACGGGCTTTTGTGGTGCTCTGCCCGGATAGATGCGGGTGCCCACATAACCTGCCATCGTAGCATCGTCGATCAGTCGGGCTCGAAGGGCTTTGCTAGCACTCATGATGCGCCCCTTTCCACGCCATCGGCGAGAATGTCACCCATGACTTTAATAACGCGATCTTTTGTTTCATCATATGCAGGCCTCAAGAAAGGTTGTGGCCTTGCGCCTGGATGATTCGCACCCTGCGCTTTTCGCACAGCACCCTTGCGACCGAGTAGAGTTTCGTTGGTGAGGTCGCCACTTCCTATCGGATGCGCTGCGGTGCCGTACTCGACAAAGTGAGCGTACTGGGTAGCACTGTTGACCGCTTCGGTGCCGGATCTTGTTTGCTGTCTTTTCTGTGAGCGGTTCATGTGCAGCCTCTTGATCGTTGCTGCGTAACTTCTGCGGAGCGGGCCGATCACTGCGTAGCTGTACTGTGCGTTTTTCTGAAGTACGATTTTCTTTCTTAGTCCCAAAGAGTTTGCAAGGTGACCGCTCTTTCTTTTTGCTTTCTGTCGTGCAGCCTGAAGAATGATTTCGCCACCAGCTTCCAAAGCGTCGGCAAGGGCAACCCGCTTGATATACTTATCAATGTGTTCCATGTTTTTGAGGATGCCTTCTAATGCACCAGCTTCGATGAATATCTTGCTTCCTCGTTTGCCTGCCGTGGATGTTGATCGTGGTCTTCCCATTACGCACCCCTTTCAACCGCATCAATCTCGAGCTCCCATGAGCCCTCGTCAATGTTTCTAATGCTGACGATTTCAAGCGTGCGGTTTCCCATCGAGATGCGATCGCCGTGAAGGATGCCATCTTTAAAACGCACACGCACACGATGCGAGATCGAAGCCTGCCTCGCCATGCCCTGCTCTTGCTCCCTGCCTGAGAGCGGTCGAACACTCGCCCAGGTCGTGTAGTAGGTATTCCATGAGCGGGTCACCTGACCGTAATCATCAACGGTGGTTGATTCATCACGCTGAAAGCTTATTCTCTGTGTTAATTCGCCTGCTTTGAGCATTAGTTAACAATGCCTCGACTGAACATTTTGACGATGTTATCGACGGCGTAGGGCACTTCGTAGCCCTGCGCTTCTCCTACGGTCTCGCGCTGGTTGTACCAGTGCGCCACCAGCATCTTGATCGCTTGCTTTAATATCGCTGGGACTTCGTTAGCGTTGCCGCAACCTGCGACATAAGTCACCACGATCGAGTTGTAATCGTCTAAGTAATCAGGCCAATCCTCATCGTAGGCGGGCATAACACGGGCAGGGTTAGCCGTGATGTCAACCTGATAAAGTTCGTCATCCCAAGTTTGAAGGTTGCCATCGAGGTCGTAATATTGGATTGAGCTCACCGATTGCACTGGGCCCTCAAGGTAGAGGATGCCAGAGTCGGGGAAGTCATCGATCGAAAGCGCAAGAGTCTGCGTCACCATTTTATGGCTAGCCATCTGCTCGAGCTGCTGTCGTGCTGCGGTGATGAGCGTATTAATTAGAGCGTCATCGTCGTTGCCATCGATGCGCGAGTGGAGCTTCATCTCTGCAAGGGTGATCGGTTCCGTCGCTGGAGGAGTGACAACTGTCAACATTAGCGTTTCTCTTTTTGTTTTTTCGAGGTTGCCTTCTCAGCCTTGATTTGTCGGGTTTCCGAGACCGGAGGAACGAGCGCTTCTTCAGCGCTCGCCCAGCCGAGTCGGATGCAATTAGCCGCTTCATCGAGCGGGAGGTCGTACACCAGATTTGCATCATAAGTGAACGACAAGCCCGCTACAGAAGTATGAAATTTAACTTTCATGTTTAGCTAGCTGCCATTACTAAATGCTTGATCGGATCAGTGCCAGCGTCGAGGATGCGACCATCATGACGGGAGAAGCCAACAAAGCCAACTTGGTGGTAATCAGCGTATCGTTCTTCGAGGCGCAAGAGTGTGAAGTCCTGCACATCTCGAATGAGGTACTTAGAAAAATCACCGTAGTATATAACTTTGGCGCTAGCCGCAACTGTTGCCACATCCTGGTTGATCACGACGGGAACGCCGAACAAAGTACCAGGAGAAGTCGCAGAAAGGTCGTTCATAAAGATCGGCCTGTTCTGATCATCCACCAGTTTTCGCACAAGCTTGAAGGTCGAGTCGTGCATCATGAATTTGGCGTTCGCACGATAAGCTGGATCGAGCGAATGCTGAAGATCAAGCAACTCAGCGAAGGTGATTGCGTCATCAGCGGTAGCAGTTTTACCTGCACCGGATGCCGAGATCCCCTGTGGTTTTGAGGAATTGTCACCAGTTGTGGCGTGAGTATTAAAGATCCTTGCGATCCTCTCCCCAAGTGCGCCACCGATGAACGACTCCAAATCAATCGCAGAGTCTTGCAAGAGTTCAGCAGAAACCCTAATGAGTTTCGATGAATACTTATAAGCCTTCATGGTGATCTGGGCAAAAGTGATATCTTGCTCAGCAACTTGAGTATTTTCAGCAAGGATCGCACCAACATTACTGTGATCACTCACGGTAGGAATTGGTAGGTCATTGCCTTCTGCTGTCCTTAAGATGGTTGCGACTTCTCGCATCCCACCGAAAGCCAACAAAGAAGCTTCGAGCTGATTGATGAAACCTTGGGGAACGGTATAACCACCAGCGGCAGCGGTCAAGGACTGAGCACGGGCTTCGGCTTGGTTCTTAGGAGCCTTGGCATTCAATTTGAATGATAGGCGATTGTTCCCAAGTTCAAGGCCAGAGCGCTGTGCAGCGTTTCTCTGCTCATTGGAAGCACCGTTTACGCTATGAAATCCGAGCCATCCTCGTAAGGCCAATGCTCTATCTGAAGTGCTTTGACGATCGCCAAAATCGCGCACAAACGCAGGCGCTTCGATCGGTGAAGACCTTCGTGCTGCGGGTCTTTTGGAGGAAGCTTCCAAGCTTGCAAGTTTATTACTGCGAGCAGAAGCGGCTTCTTCGGGTGCTGCTTCTTCTGCGGGAGCTGCGCCGCCTTCAATCTCGGTGATGCGGGCTTCGTGTTCATCAACCTGAGAAACCAAAGCCTCAAAAGCTGCGGCTTCTTCGGGGGTTAGTTCTCGCTTTTCGGTGGTGCCGTGAGCGTGAATAGCTCGGGCTTCAGCTAGTTTTGCGGTGCGCTGGTTGCGCAGGGTTTCAATTTCGGTCATTGGATTTCTTCCTAATATGGCTTATTAGGACTCGTGCATCTGCTCCGGTGAGAAGCATAAAAAAACGCACAGGCCCCTAGTTCGGGAAACTGTGCGTAAAGACTGCACTGATTTCGATAGACCGATTAAACCACGGATTCCTAGTTCGTCAACCATCGTGCCAAAAAAAAGGCCCGCCGGTAAAGGCGAGCCTAGGGAGAGCGGGGGGGAAGGGTTAACGACCCTTATAAGCATCTCTGAACATTGCGTCAGTTTTATCTCGGGAAGTCTGAATCCTTACTCGTTCTCTTTCCGCAACTCTCTCGCTCTCTCTGCGAACCGCTTCCCGCTCCTCGGCCTCGATGGCATTCTTCTTCATCGCCGCCGCCATATCTGTCACGCTCTGCGCTGCCGACTCTTGGGTCATTTGTTGGTTACCACCCTTCACTAACACCACCACGACCACACACGACACGATCAAGCTGACTGTCAGGCACGCCACCGCTGCAACCAAAAGGTTGATCTTTGTCTTACTATCCATGTTTCTGCTCCTTTTTTCGATCCATTCAACCGGGCAAACGCCGGTCGCCGTATTGCTATCGTAGCCTATTGTTCGTGGGAGCACGCACTTTATTATGGATAATCACGATATGGTTGGTTAGAAAGCTTCCAGAAAGTCAATTTTCCTAGGGTTTTTGTAGGGTGGAGGAATTCCCCCACCCCTAGTCCACGGAAAGGCGTTTGCGTGAACTAAGCGAGCGACTTAGTCCAAGTTGCTGGACTACCGATCACCACGCAGGCGAAGTTCTCGGATGCGTTGCGCTGATCTTATTGCGTCCTGGGTGTAGATCGAGAGCGAGCGAACTGCCACCGAGGTATCGGGGTAGGCGGGGTAAGTGACCACACTCACATCGTGGAGCTCCACGGCGAGAAGACTGCGCACCCGTTTACCGTCCACCAGATCCCAAGCGTCTTCGGAAGTCGTAAAGGCGAAGCTCATCTGCGAGACATCACCCCGAGACATGACCGCCATCAAGTCGGCAGCATACTGGGTATCAGGCGGGTCGATGGTAACCTTGAGCCCTGTCGCATCGCTCTCGAGTCTTAGCGTGCCCGAGACGGTGCGACCGAGGATGAGGCTCGGATTATGATCAATGAGCGCCCTCACATCGGGGTTAGAGTCAAGCGACCTCTGGAATGCACCAGGGCGAACGAACTCCCGAAAGCCGCCGAGGTCTTCGCTTGAGAGATCATACTTGGCAGCGTAGCCGATGATCTTCTGCGCTGCGACATCAACTCTAAGTTCGGTAGAGAACCTGCGTTCAATCGTATTAGTTTTCATCTTTGACCCCTTTCATGTTTTGAATCTTAAGCGAAACCGCTTCGGCAAGTTTCGCTGCGGTCACTGATCCTGAGAAGTCCAACCAAGTTGAGCGGAACTGGTCGAGGTGGCGCTGGACATGGCCATCGAGATCGGTGGTCAGGCCAAACGCCTCGAGCACGGGTGAATAGGCGGACACGACGCGGGCCCGATGCTCGGCACAGAAGTGATCGAGCTTGGTCAAGAACTCTGCTGGTTTGTTGGCAAAGCGCTTCACGGCTGAACACTCCACATTTTGAAGGCGTTCACCTGCATCATCCAAGAGTCTCAGGATGATTGATTCGTGAGAGCGAGCGGGTGTGGTCGCTGGAGGGTTTGGTAAGGTTGGTGGAGTTGGCACACTGTCGAGCCCGTTGAAGATTTGATCGACCACCGCTTGCGAGAGGAATGGGAACGAGGCAATTGCAATCGCCTTGGCCGATGCGATCGGGATGAGCTTCATGCCTACCTGAGTAACCAAGTCAACGAGACTGGTGATCTGTGCGCCGTTCAATGCGGTGCTGGCGACATCTGCCCCTGCTGCTGCGGGTGCTGCGATTGCTGTCGGGTCTTGGGTCTCGGGTGTGGGCACTGCCACCAAACTCGGATCGGTTGCAGGCGCTGCCGTGGGTGCGGTGTTAATCGATTGCATATTCATGGGTTGCATATACACATCGCCACCCTCGATCGGGTTCATGTTTTCTTTTTCTCGGATCTCGTTCACCGACAGCCAGCCCCAGTTGCGAGCGACCGAGTACGACTGATAACGGGCAGCGATCTCGCCCCGTAATTTCCCGTCTACATTGAACTCGAAAAAGAAAGTGCCTTTGTCTTTCGGTCTGATAATCTTGCGGTTGAGTTGCTGTTCCCAACGAACTAGCCAAGGGCGCAGGGTATCCACGACGAAGCTGATTTCCATCTGTTCGAGGGAGTTGTAGCTCGTCTTGGAAAGATCCTTAAGTTTGTTCGGTGGTAGGTTAAACCAGCGGGCGATCTCGATGACCTGGAACTCTCTCGACTGAAGGAACTGCGAGTCATCGGGTGGCACGCCGATGGCCTCCCACTTTAGGCCCGCTTCCAAGAGGGCGACTCGGTGAGAGTTTGCCCCACCTGCATGAAGTTCCTCAAACGATCTGCGAAGGTTCTGCCTTGCTTCGGGTGAGAGTTGACCAGGGAAAGTTAACACGCCACCGGGCCGAGCTCCTCGCCCAAAGTAACCAGCACCGAAGCTTTCAATCGCCATTGATAACCCGATCGACTGGCGGGCCAACCCAATCACGCTGATGCCTGAGATGCCATCGAATGATAGACCGGGTATATGAAGCATATTGCCAGCGGTGATGAAAGACTTTCCCCGGTTGAGTTCGTAGTAAAGCTCACCCGAGTCGGTGCGCCTGGGCGTTACCATAGTAGGGTCAATGGGCCAGAGCTCGACCACATTGCCCTCGAGGTCACGCACGATTTCGCTGTAAGAATTTCCATGAAGAAGCAAGTGCGCCATCGAAGCCTCACGCCATTGGAGCGAGCTCATCTCGGGGTTGGGCTCATCATGAAGGAGCGTGTGCAGCGGGTTCGCTTTTGCGTGTGCCTTGCCACCACCCGGCAGGCGTTCGTAGTAGTTGAGCGGTAGACTCGAAACCGACTCGGCAATGCACCTGACCGCAGCATATACGGCAGAGTAGGTGAGGGCCGTATCGGGTGTGACGCTGACGCCCGAGTCAGTTGATGCGCCACCAAATAACTCGTTGAGCCTAGGGTCTTTCAGGTTGCCACCCGATAGGGAAAGCGCCCGAGAGATAAAGCCTTTTATGCGTTCAATCATAGTAGTGTGATTCCTTGGGTGTCGTAAATATTTGTTGCGTTTAAGGTGCTGACCTGCGCCCGACCGAGTGCCATGATAGTCGCCACGATGCCATCGATTTTCTCGACCGCTTTTCCCTTATGCATTTTGATGTTGCCTGCGTTGTCTCGCTCGACTTGGACATTGGAAAACATCCAACGCAGCACCGGGTTGCCATCGTGTGCGATCTTCTCAGAGAGCACCAAGACCTCTAACTCTTTCGAGGGTGCGGTCATCGCTGCGAAGCCTTGCCCGAAGCCGACAAGCCAATCGGGCCTGCCGTTATTCTTGCCCAGCGTTTCCAAATCCTTACTGATCTGGTTGATGTTCCAGCGATCGACTGCGATCTCTTGGATGTTGTACTTTCTTGCTAGGCCATCAATCACCGCCACGACTGCCCTATAGTCGAGCGATCGCCCTGGTGTAGTCACGATCAGACCTTGGCGCTCCCAGTCATCGAGCCTGTGCTTGTTGTTGCGCTCTCGTTCCCTCGCTGCGTCCGCTGGTGCGAAGAAGGTCGGCACGATCCAGTAGGGTTCATGCGGTTCGATAGGCGGAAAGAGAAGCACAAACGCCGTGAGATCTAAGGTACTGCTGAGATCAAGACCCCCGAACGCCATCCTCCCGGAAAGGTCAGGGAGATCGCGGGAGCACGCATCCCAGCGCTCGAGCGAGATCCATCTCGTCTCCTGCGATGTCCACTGGTTCAAGTGTAATCTTCTGAAGGCGTTTTCGCGGGAAGGGTTGGCGCTGGCTTCAGCTACTGCCTTCACGAAGTAATCCTCTTTCACGGTCACGCCATAGTTCGGGTTGGCTTGTTTCCAAGTTGATTCTGCTTTCCAGTCGCCTGTGCTGGTGTAGATTTTAGAGTAGAAAGTCGGGTCGTGAATGAGCTTATCGTTGACCCCTTCAGCATACTGGCGAAGCTCCCAGCACAGACTCTGGCGATCGTGCCCAGCGGTAGTCAATGCGAGCGTGAGCGGTTGCCTGCGGGCACCCGTTGAGGTTGTCAACACATCCCATAGCTCTCGGTTTGGTTGGGCATGAACCTCGTCGACGATCACGCCATGAGCATTGAGCCCGTGTTTGGTGAAGGCATCCGAGGATAGCGATCTGTAGAAAGAGTTCGAGGCTTTGTGCTCGATCGTTTTGTTGCGATAGATCCTGAGCATGGTTGAGAGGTTCGGGTTTTCCTCGATCATCTGGCAGGCTTGGTCAAAGACGATACTGGCTTGATCTTTGTCGGATGCTGCGCTGTAGATTTCCGCACCCTCTTCACGATCAAGGCAGAGAAGAAACAAGGCGATGCCCGCTGCGAGAGTTGACTTACCGTTCTTTCTGGGCACCTCGAGGTAGGCGGTGCGGTACTGGCGCAGGCCATCCTTGCGCACCGTCCCGAAGAGTTCATTCAAGAACTGACGCTGCCATTCAGCCAGGACGAAACCCGTGCCCGCCCACTCGCCCTTCGTATGGCGCAAGTGGTCACCAAAGAACCGAACGATCGGGTGATCCTTGGCGGGTGCAGGCTTCTTTTTCCTTGGCGCTCGGGTGGTTATTGTATAGCCCTCATGATGTCGATGATCCCGTCTTTGCCGCCGTTCGTGCTTTGGAGATTAGGACGCGATGCGGGCGTCAATCCGAACTGGCACTCCAACTTCAAGAGTTGATCGTGCATTTTGCATGAGACCATGTAAGGCGGGGTTTCCTTGTAACCCTTGACTCGTTCGTCATCACCCATGATCTCGATATGCGTGGGAGTTCCAGCGCTCAAAGAAGCTTCTGCGTCAATCCATCGGACGAGGCAGATCGCATAGCGGGAAAGACTCGAGCCATCGATCTCGGTGAGGACGCCAACGCGGAACAACGCCTCGCTCATCTGGTCGAAGATAATCTTTTCACGGGCCCCAAGAAACTCAGGCGAGTCGAGTTGCGATGCGCTCGGAGCGGGTTCGCCTGGGCGCGTCTTCGCACGCCACGACCCTCGCATTTTTAGTATCGCCGTCGGTGTTTTTTTTCTACCTTTCATACCACTACTCCATAAACATCATGAAAAAGGCCCAAAATCGTGAATCTTTGTCCACGCATACCACGCGAGTCCCC